TTTTCTTTGCTCAAAAGTGCTTAAAGATTGCCTAGTTGTTTCATCTGCAAGCTGGTTAAGTAACCGCTTACTAGGTGTTGGCGGCGTAAACTTACCAGCACGAACAGCATCCCTATTCTCATAAAGCTCTCTTTGAGATGGGGTGAAGGCGTTATCTAATATATCTTCATGCGAGGGGTAAGAACCATCGGGTTTTTGATTCTTTTCCCATACTTCATATATGTGCTCAACCTCATCCAATTGGTTACCCAAATAACGTTTCTGTTTATTTAGTAGGACTTCATTATCAAGCTGAAGTTCTCGCGCTTTACTTGTTATTTGCCTCTCCGCTTCAGCGGAATACCCAGTCGCCATGCCAGTTAACTCCCTCAGTTTGGAGAGCTTCATTTCATCTAATTTGTCGATACTGAAATTTTTATCCATTCCTATCTTGACCAATGCCGAAGGGTCATGGTCAAGCATTGCTTGAAGTTTACCCGTTAATGAGGCTGCAAGTACCCCACGCTCTTCTTGGTCCAATTTATACTTCTTTATCCCTGCCCCAATATCCTGCCCAACTTGTGCAAGCGCTTGACCCCATGCAGCTCCACCTTCGGAGATCGGGCTATAGTCGTGTACGGGTACTTCGTACCTACCTTGAAATGGTGATTCTCCTCGTGCCATGTCTATGCCTCCAATTTGGAATCCATGAATACTTTGATCTGCGCCTTCAACTTGGGCTTGTCCTTGATGTGTTCAGCCACGGACTCCCCATTAATTATATACCATGCTCTGAACCAATCGGGAGCTTTCCTTAATACCCATTCGCGGAATTGCCTCCACTTCGGATTCGACTCGCCGTATACTTCGCGAGCCACCCAACACCCAATCAAAGCTCCACCCAAAGTACCCATCATACCCATCAATCCAGCGCCTCTCTTGGCCTTCGCTCCGATTTGAGCAGCTTGCAGATTCGCTGCATTGCCCTGTTGTCCCAACATGTAGCTGAGTCCAGCTTCGGGATTGAATACCACTCCCGGACCAGCTCCCAACGCTCCCTGTCCAGCTCCCATGCCAGCTTGAGCTATCTGTTGCCCCGCTCCACTTGGGCGTCCCAATATCGCCATGAAAGGATCAGCGGACATTGCCCTTTGAGACGCAAGAGCTTGTTGCCCATATTGTCGCGCAGCCGCTTGAGCTGCCTGTTGTGATTGCATTACTTGTCCAGCGTATTGCTGGCGCTCATTTCTGCGAGCCATTCGCATACGCTCCAAACTTTCCAACTCATCAACCATTGAGAGAGGGTCTAGTGATCTACCCCTTGCTTCCGACGCAATGCGAGCATCACGAATTGCGGTGCGTCTTTCTCCCGAAGAGAGATCGCCGCCAGCAGCCAAACCTTCACGAGCTTGTGTACCCATTTGTCCAAGCAAGCCACCAAAGTTTCCTTGCCCAGCTCCTTGCATTTCCCTCATGGCTCCCGTCCGCATTTGGTCCACCATCATGGCGCTCATCGGATCAGCTTGACGCATTGCTTGCGTAGCTCTTTGTCCGTATGCCCCGACGTCAGCTATGTCAGCCGCTCTTTGACGTGATGCTCCATATTCGGAAACGTCCGCTCCGAATTGAGCAAGACCACCAAACTCACCGCTTGCTGTTCTACCTGCCCCCGATACGCCCATCAAGTCTATCAGTCCTCCACCTCGCTCACCTTTGCCTAGCAAACTTTGGCGAATTATATCACTCTCCAATTGAGCATACGCTGGACGCCCATACGCTTGTGATGCTTCAGCTTGGTACAACTGCGGAGCCAAATCCGTTTGCGCTTGCATAGCCTCACGCATCGATGAGCCATATGATTGCGTTTCGGGAGGAGGTGGCATGTCAATGTCACCCTTCTTGTAAGATGGTACACCACCACTGGATGGTTTGCCCTGCCCACCCATGCTCTTGAGCATGGCTTCTTCCAATGGGTTTGCGAATATCAAGCGCTCTCCTTTCGGAGCCGCTTTGTTTAGTCTAGTTGCTGCTTGGTTTAAGTTCATATTGTTATCCTATTGGCAAGTCGTTTGGCTCTATCCCATGAATACTTACGCATTTTAGTTTCACCATTTTCCGTTAATCTGCGAAACATGAGATATGGCAATGGGTCCAATTGATCGAACATATCACCCAATGCATTATCTCCAGCCACCCAACGAGCATACCAACAATCGGGGTTCTTTACACCCCATTGCCCCTTCGGCGGCAAAGTTGAATCTATTGCTTTCATCATCATGAAAAACTTTGGATTAGCTATCACCACACCACCCGTCATGTAGTTAGCCAATTCCTTTATGAAGTCTTCTCCCCTCTCATACAGCAAGACAATGCGATCCACTGGAGCGTATTGCTTCAATTGCTTCAATAGGTCCACCTTGATGCTACCCATTACTCAATACCCTCCGCTCTTGCGCCCAAGGTGAGACTAGCGCTTTCAACCACCACGTGCTTGAAGGTTGGTCTGCCACTCGTCACGTTGATTTCAACGGATGCCGCATACCCTCTGTTTCTTATGCCGAATCGAGTGAGAACTCCTTCGTCGGAGGTTCCCGTTATAGTGATTGCTTCCGTGGAAGTATCGGGGTCTGAGGTGTGACCAATCAAAGTGAACACGTCACCACTTGATACGTCGGATGCCACTTGACCCGTCATGAAGCGCTTCACTCCAATGTTGCTCAAAGTGTAATTCCTAGTGATCAATTTGCCAGCTATCGGAGTCTGCTCCGTCGTGTCGGTTCCAATAATTCTACTAGATTCATCTTGTTGCGACTCCTCGTACAACCACAATCCCTTGTCGTTATATACGAATAGTCGGCGTTGTCCCATGTCTGCCCCGAAACTACTTTCAACAAATCCATCAATTATGAAGTCAGTGGGGAAAGTGTCTTTTGATACCCACGCATCCAACAGGAAATCATATACCAATACTATAGTGCATTCCGTATCCGACTGCATAGGTAAAGAAATATAGTATCGGTTGTTATGGCAAATTGCAGATGCCCTTTCGATGACTTCTCTCTCAAAATTCACTTCACCTATAACGTCGTTAATAGGGCGAGATAGTGGTACTGTAAATGGCGCAACTTTTGAAATGGCTATTGCGTCACCCTTGGCTGGGTCCATTCCGGGTTCCAACGAGTATATGCCGTTGTCCGACAGAAAGTAAGTGTTTGGTCCCGATTGAGCTATGCTCTTTCTACTGACGCACCCAAATTGACGAGTCACCTCAGCTTGCGCAGCGGTACTGGTATTTCTAATACCCGTCACCATATGAATGCTTCTTCGATTAAACACTATCAACTGATCTTCTTGATAGGGAATTGCTCCCACGACGTAATCAGCCATGCCCTTGTTCACGTAAAACTCTCCATCAATTACGAACTCATTGTCATCTAGGATGTCCGACATCACAATGGTTTGAGAGTTATTGGCTACGTCACCATCCAAGGTGTCGGCAGTAGGCACTATCAAACGATTTCTAAAAAATACCCCCCACCCCGTTTCGGGACATGGGTTGGCTGAAGTCGTTGTCGTGCTCTTGGGGTAAAACACGCTATCCGTCAGACCACCAGTTACGCTGGAAGTGAAATTGCCATCCCACTCCAATGGTCTAGCGCCGTCACGGAATATAAATACCTTGTTGTTGCCCTGCAATATGCTGGGCTTCATCGTATCGGCTGCGCTTCTTATGGTATGCGTACCCGATCCAGCGTCTGTAATACCCATTGCCGAGCCACCCGATAGCTCAGATAATTTAAAAGTATTTGCCGCTGAGTTTACGATATAATACTTAGTTGTCTTGGATAATACGTTGCCGCTTCCCGTTGGCAGGGTTCCCGTACTATCCAAATAAACCGCATCATTATTCGTGAAGCCGTGAGCAGTTTGAGTAAAAGTGTTTGCGCTGGTATCTACTGCGCCCGACGCAACTAATGCGGTAATTGCCGCATTGGATACCACGGATTGTATCGTATGATCACCCGATCCGACGTTGGATACGTTAATTGCAGTACCAGCTTTGGCTAACGCTAAAGTAGTGGCTAGTTGTATGTCATTGGTTCCGCTATCTATGACGTAGTAAATTGTTCTAGCTTTGATGGGCGTGGGTAATGCTCCAGTAGTACTGACTTCCACCGCATCACCAGTTTGAAACTTATGTGAAGACGAGGTAATTTTCTCCGTGCTCGTGCTCCAAGTGCTGCTAGCTTGCGTAATGAAATAATACTGCGTCGCAAACTCAGTGCTATTCAAGGCCAAGAAGCTATCATCCTCCGTTGTCAAATAGGCTCCGTCCTCACATAACAATTCACCAAGCTCAGAGTTGCGATTCCACAAGATTGCCTTTGTTCGCATTGCCAAAATCACCCAATCGACGTCATTGTCACTCGCATTGGTAATTAAACTGGCGGCAAACACTTCATCATATTCGGGATAATAAGTGTGGTCCACCCCACTCCCCGTTTTAAACTCAATACCTTTCCTCGTACTTGCCTTGCCTCCGTCAAACCGCATGTTTTCACTGGTCTTGACAAACCCCTTCTTCAAGGAACTTGGCTCAGTATAGCTATCCAAGCCAATGAATCCACCATCACCATCTATATTGATGGGATCATCCAAACGCCCCGTTGAGCGTTGCCATTCACCATACTGCGAAAACGCCATATCACCAAGGTAGCTGCTTCTCTTGTGGTACTCCGCTGGTAATTGGTGCAGTGAATTGCGCCTCCAATCCCCTTTTTAAGGCAGTAACTTCACTAGACCCCATAACCGCTTCACACCAACCAATCACAACGTCTTCAGTTAAAGCGTCATATGAGGCGTAGTCATCGGATACGTCACCCAATAGTATTGGCTTCATGGAGGTAAAAGACTTATTGCCTTCGGTGGCAGTAATATTATACACCGCGCTTTTTACCACGTTTGCATTGTCACCCTCGTCCTCCGTGGACATCGAAGTGATGGATTTTGTATATTGTATTGCCATAACTTATCTCCCTAATACCAATTCGATGAAACGGAAACTGTATAGGCTAACGCTCCACTAGTTCTCTCCACTGAAAAGGTTCCATCCCCCCCATTGGTTTTTATTTCATAAGTGTTACCCGACGTTCCGGGATTCGTAACGGAAAACGTCGAGGTATGTACCATAGTCCGCAACGTAATTGCATCCACTTCCAACATTGCCCACTTGTATGCCACACCCGCTCCACCACAAGACCAATATGGTGTATGTATGGAGCCTGCAGTCTCATGGATTCTAATAATCCCCGATCTATTAGCAATTGAACATATATCATGAGCATCATTATCATTATATGAGGCGTAGGCTTGCTGATTTATTGCAGAATTGCTACCAATGGTAAATACGTAGGCGCCGTCTTGATCTGCCGCTACAAATTTATGAGTGGAAGTTGCGCCGACATATCCTCGTGTACTAGACACGCTATCAGTGAAGGCCATTTTCAGCCCATTGGAATTTGTGGAAGTAACTTCAAATGGAACACCAGTTCCAGCTATTTCGCATACTGAACTTGGAGCAGCGACCCCCACCCCCAAGCGACCATTCGACGTATCAATTTTAACTGGTTCCGCAGTGGTGTTTCCCGCTCCTATGCCAGCAGCTTTGTGAATTGTAGCCGACTTGATGCTCTTAGTCGTGCCACTAGACGCATCCGTGGTGTCACTGATATCCACTATGGGCAACAAGTCCCCTACCGCTGGAGCAGTGGATAGTTCCGTTAAACCTGTTATTTTCTTAGTGCTCATATTGCCTCCTATACGCTGGCTACGAATATTTCCATATCACAAGATGCGGTATCCGCATCCGCTGTGACGTTTACCAAATCTCCCAATGCCAAGGTCAACCCAGTGGCATCTATTGCATCCATGGTATCAACTACCCCCCCCGAATTATCTCCGGGATATATAAATGAATGCCCTGCATCCAACTTGATAGCGAACTCATCGTCATCTTCGTTCTTAAAAGTTAATACAATGAAGTTGGTGTCATCCAAATTAGTGAACCTAATATACCTAACGTCCCCCTCAATGAAGGTTCCGCTACTTATCGCGGACGCATGAAATGCAATAACCTCAGCCTCCGTGCTGGTTACGGTAACAATACGCTTCGATACCTCGTTGACGCTTGATATCGTTTTGGTACTGGTTCCACCTTGTTCAACGCCATTAAGCTCAATGCTTTCCGTCAAGGTGATGGTGAGTGTCGCAGCAGTTAAAGTCGTAGTCATTATTTTTTCTCCGCTATTTTTTCAGCAAGTCGCTGTATTTGTTTATGAGTTTCATTTTCCAACTGACTGATTTTGTCGTAAATTTTACGGGCATCCCCACGCCTATCCTCGTCTGCTTTCAAAAGGGCTGAATGATTTTCTTCTACCCGCTTACGCCATTCTCTGTCTGCAACGTCATTTTTTGCAATCTCATTTATAGCGCGACTCAATCTTTCATTAATATTTGAGTGGTCATCTTCCAATGACTCAAGGCGAGCATGTTCCTTCTTGAGTACCCACGATATTGCTCCGATCACCAGCGCGATCCCAATCAATATCAGCTCATGAGCGAAGTCCATCATGTCACTTTTTTAGTAATAGGTTTTCCATGCGAGCCACGGCTTCTTTTATTTCCTCGATGTGAGCAAATATCGTTCTGTTAATTGCTTCATTAGCTCCACGCGCTTCCGCAAATTTAATGGACAACTTATTTAGATCATAGATATTGCGACGCACTTCACCAGCTTGCGTCTTCCAAAGATATCCAAATACTCCCATGCCCAACATTAGTATAAGCTCAATTACGCCAAAGTCCAAGTTCATGAAAGTATCTCCAGTAAAAAGAAAGTGGCTACGCATAACCCTATGATGACAAGCGATCTGTTTCGCTTGCTGAGTTTGTTAAATTCATTAAACAGCTTTCGGACTATTTCCATTGTTTGCCTTTTTGTGTACGAATCGTGTGTATACGATTGGAACTATGTTCCAAATCAAAAGTCCTATGCACACTAACTTGATAGTGTCCATTACCGCATCAATGGCATTATCTACAAATCCTTTCTGCTCTCCCAGCCCAGCAGCTATCAGTCCCTCCACGTCACCTTTGCTCAAGGCTTTGATCGTGTCCTTTGCTTCCTCTAGGTCAGCATTGCCTTTAGCCATTTCCCCAACCATTACCCCAGCTCCAGCAGATGCTGCCGCTACCACTGGACCACCAATAGAACCTGCCGCCCCACCTACCACGCCGCCAATCGTCGGATAGAAGCTGCGGACGGAGCACCCCCCCAACAAGAACACTGCAAATATACTTAGAGCTTTCACGATAGTGGCGTTGGGAACCAATCATTTAAATTAGAACATTCAGCCGTAGGCATGGATTCCAATAGTGTTCTATACTTTTCAAATATATCAGAACACGCGAATATGTCGGTGTTGACCGCATATTTCCCATCATGCTCTCCCGCCGTTATAGGCACTGGACCGACTGACCATACTGGAGAAGCCTGCCAATCGGTGGAGGCGTAAGTGTCGGAATCAACTAGAAAAAAAGTATCCATTATATTGCTTCCAATAGAGCGGCAGTTGTCGTATTAAAGCCCCCCACTGAAGCCATTTGCTGACCTGCATGAAAGAAATTCACTTGGTACTTGGAGTAATGCGAGCGTCCGGTTGCAGACCATGTGGCGCATAACCAATTAAGGTTATTGCTAGTTGAATAATTATGTGTGGTTCCACTTTCCTTATAAGAATGCAATGATCCATCTTTATATAAATCAAATCGGTTAGTATTTACCCCACTGGGAGTTGAAGTGTTAATACTCCAAAAGGCGTTTTGCCCACTATGGGCCACGTCGACGTAGGAATTTGATTTCCAATTATACATCCTTGCGTTTGTCGCGCTATAATATGGGTAAAACGCAGCCTCCACCCACCAACCAAACAAAGCATCTACTGTTGTTGGGGTTCCACCTAATACGTTACCCGAAAACGACGTATCACTTACGCTGGAAAAAAAGGTAGGATCACCTGCTGGGCCACGAAAAGCAGACATCGCATAACCAGTTGATCCGTTCCCATATATATAATCCCCACCATTATGAGTCACACTACCGCCAAAGGTAAGGTCATATATATCTACGTCTTCACCATCTTCCGTTCTTTTCAAACTCAAGGCATTCGGAGCTGCAACTTGCCAAATAGGTAAATACATAGCATGTACTTTTTCCCAATTGCCATCCGCTTTCAATGCCTTGATATAAGTGTCAATTGCGGTCTTTTTGTCACTATAATCTGCAGGTTCAGACCAACCAGTAGCTGCCTCAAGAGCAGTAAAATAGGCTTCACCATCTTCGTCGGGGCCAACTTCAACAGTACCACCACCCCCTCCTGTGGAGGCCGCTAATTGTCCGCCACGCCACTGACGTCCGCTAACTAACGGAAGCCGACTCACTCTATCGTCACACCTATGCGCATCGTAATACCCGATGCTGTGTGAGTTGGAGTGGCGCTACCTCGTAGCGCTCCAGCAATGTAAATCTTATCATCAGTGCTGACAAAAGGGATTGGAGCAAACGCCGAAGGAACAATTGATTTGCAATTAATCAAGTCCTCATAGGTCGCTCCCGAATCCACCTGCCCTAAAATCGTGGCAGCGTGAGCATCAGTAATGGTGATTGCGGCATTCACAGTACCTAAGCTCGCAGCAGATGAATCACTGAAATATACAGTGATTTGATTTCCGTTGTCATCCTTGTCCAATAACACGAAGTTATTGATTGTGCCACGCACTGGACGAGCTGGTGAGGCTCCTGCCCCCAACGTGATTGCCTCAAAATCAAACAATACGTCGTGTTGAGCATATGCGTTCGTGTCCAATGTCGGCGTGTGCTCCAACACCAAGGTCATAAAGTTTGTTATACGATTAGTTGCCATGTCAGTATATCCTGTTCTGTTGATTGACGTGCGTTAACGTCATAGTGTGCGTTTGTTGATTTTGCTGGCGCTCCAGCTTATCAAGTTCATTTAAAATAATTTGTTCCCCGATAGATAAAGCGTTATTCGCTTTGTCGTGCTGTCCATCAACTAGCATCATATCGGCAAACACGCCCTGTACAATATATTGCTCAAATAAATACGGGACATCGGTGGAGGTTGCGGTGTAGTCCTTGAACCTCTTTCTATAGTGTATGAACACTGGGGTGGCATCCGTCTTGTTTTGCACAATAGCCCCATTCTCGTTAAGACGAAACGGCAACTCTTCGGGATAAGCAGTCTTCCAAGGATCATTCTTGTAAACTGTAAAGAAGTCTCCTATGAACGGACTTGCTCCCTCGTAATCTATGGTGAAGGTGAGGTCTGCCGTGGCGCTTGCTCCCGTACCACCCCCCCCACTAAAGGTAATGGTTGGGGCAGTTGTGTAATTGGAGCCACCCTCATTCAATAGTATGCTGTTCACCACACCATCACTTATCGATGCCGTCGCAACTGCTCCACCACTTGAAAAAGCTATGGTCGGAGCGGTGGTGTAGCCGCTTCCTGCGGAACCAATGGATACACTACCCACTCTACCCGTCACGGCTCGCTGCTCGGTTACGCAGACTTCGGGCCATTGCGCCCTATCCCACGCCAATCGAGCATACTTGTTCGTCGCATTAAGTATCGAGTTCTTCTCATTCGTCAACAAGGTGTCGATGCCCATTAGGCGTTGCACCTTGGTTTGCAAATCTGCGTATAAAACCTTTCTCACAAAGTAACTCCCTCGCCGCGCAATTCGGGGTTATCCCTTTTGAACTCGCGGACAAATTGTTTATCTTGCCAACAGCCCGGATGCTCCTGCTGCCAACGAAACCATTCCCTAGCAGGTACTACAGCTTGTAGCTGTCCCAACCCGTCAGATTTGGCGCTTCCCATGTTGCGTACCTCTTGGTTCGCTTGTTGCGCTCGCTTGCTGAACTCGAACTTTTCCATATCCACCTCATGGCGTATGTGTCGTTCAAGCCCTTTCATGAAAGAGGAGCCATTCCCCTCCTTCCATTTCGGTATAAATATATTTGCCATATCTATTCGGTTAAAGGGAGGTGGCATGAAAGCCACCCCCCTAAAAACACCTAAGTGTACCGATTCAGCCCACGCTGTTGGCTGAGTGCATCGCAATGTAAATGTCACACTCACCAGCAGTCAAAGCGGATGGTGATCCGCTGGAACTATTGGTGAATAGTGCTTCAATTACATCAGATGCGGCGGCAAAAGTGCCAGCCAACGTTACCGGAGCCGCACCAACTGCAGCAATGATCGGTCCAACCGCAGCCACGCTTGTGGACGTGATGAAGTTGTTAGGATCGCCGTCAGTACCAACCTCAACGGCAAGAGCGCCCGTCCCAGCGAAAGCGGTGGTCACGTTGACCATAGCTTTGCTAATCACAAAATCGGTAGGCGTACTGCCTAGCGTTACTGTGACTGTATCGGAAGAACCACTACCTTCGTCGATGTCAGTGTACTTAATTGTGTATTTATGGGTGAATCCCTGCGCGCGCTCTTGATTGCTCAAGACCACTTTGCGGGTATTTCCCAGTGTTACGTCAGTATTAGCCATTGTATAATCCCCCTGTAGTTAAGATTATCCTTCGAACACGCCGAAGCCGAGAGGATTGAAGCAGGCCAACCCAGCGATAACGTCCGTGTATCCGCGACGTCCACCACCTTGGTTTTCAAGCTCCGTGTTGCTTTCCGCTTTAAGAACGAAAAGCCCAATAAGATCGGGATCAATCAAGTATCCCCAATCGTCATCAATGGTGTTGCTGCCACTAGTTCTGTTGTTGAACAGACTAGGAACGATGTTCACCAAACCAAAATCCCCGTCATAAACGTTCACTGAAAGAGTGACTTGTTTAGAGGTGGCCTCTTGGTTGACGTGATAATTCACTTCGCGCGAAGAACCTTCGGAACGAGTGAAGTTACTGATCTGAGCCTTGAGATCGGGAGCGGCAACCAAAGTAAGTTTGGCGTTTGCGTTTCCGACTTCCTCATAACGAGACTGAACGACGGCATTGAAGTGTGACTCCAAAACTGTTGCGTTGCTGTCAAGTGATGCGGCTGGCGTTTGATAGTCAGCAGGAACATCACTTGGAGCTGCACCAGCAGTGCCTCCGTTGGCAAGCCACTTACCAAGTCCGCGCGTTTTATACGGCGTACCCGATCCAGCTTCTGCTTGACGATCTTGAGTAGAGCAAACAGCGCTCTCCAAGTCTCGTTTCAGTTCACGTAGTGACTTTGCTTCAGAATTGGCAACCTCACTGGATACACCAGCAGTGTTGACGAGTTCTTGAATGTCAGAAACCATCCATTCCCTGCGGAATTTTTGGACGTAGTTGCCCAGTTTCGTACGATTGATTGCTTTATTGGAAAAAGACGTGACGTCTTCCCCTTCTCCTATGCCGTCGAACGCTGGAGCACTCAAGTTGTCTACTTGCCATTCTACGAAAGTTGCCGATGCTGGCAGCTTTTTAGCCATAGAAACCACAGGGGTTTCTTCCGGTTCTAGAATAGTAAGGACGTCCATGATCTGCTCGCGATTGCCAGCGACGTTGTAACTAGTAGCGGTAGCCATTAGTTTATCCCTCCTTAGAATTGTTAACTCACTTGTGCCTGTAACTCGCGTAGGCGAGCCAAGCTTTGGATGGAACCTGTATCCTCAAAGCTCTTCTGAGCTTGTTTTACAGCCTGCTGAATGCGTGAACCATCAGACGATGGAGAGCGTCTTGGAGCAGCGGATGCAGTAACGGCTGGCGCTATGGGTCGCTCTTTCGGAGCTTGCCCATTCGTGCCATTGTTAGCTGCTTTCAAACGATCACGCACCCTAAGATTACCTTCCACCAACAATCCCGCGAACAGGTTTGCTTCGGGGATGGCGTCCAACAGCTTCTTGTACTTATCTTGACCCACAAACTGCTGGTACTCCCCAAACTCAGAGCTACTTTCGTCGCTCATCCATGGAAAATACTGCAATGCTTGTCCGTCAAACTGCTGGCGTTGGTCCAAGAAGTTCTGTCTTTCGGACAAAGAACCACCTTTTCGCAACATCTTCCTAGCGTTTGCTCTTATACCCAGCAATTCCTGCTTGGTATATCGTTTGTTATCCACTTCCACAAGATACTCTTCCCCGTCATCGTCGTAGTTAGCCTCCAATTGCAAGGCGTCTTCAGCCCAATCCTCAATGGATTGAAGCTCTTCTTCCTTTTTCTGCAATGATTCAGCCGTCCATACGTCGGACAACGGGTCTTCCTTTTCCGCTTGAGCTGGAACTTGCTGTTGGACGGACTCCGCCTTGCTTTCAAGTTCCTTGATTTGAGATTCCGCTTCACGCTTTTGGGCAGTTAATCTCCCGAAGCGCTTCAAGGACTCAGTACGCAAAGCTCGTCCAAGGCTCATTGCCTCGTCTTCACCCAACGTATCCAAATCTATTCCAAGCCGATCAAGAATCACCTTCTTGTCGTTCTCACCTTCATCCGTCTGCGCAACAAGTCCAGCTTGCTGGGCATCGGGTTCCGTTGATTGGGTGGGTTCCTCTTCCGCGATAGTTTGTTCAACCGCTTCCGCTTCCCCTTCCCCTTGCTCCTCATCCTGCGCGAGTAGTTGAGTTGTCAACTCGCTCAAAGACATATTGTCGCTGCCCCCCTCATCGAGAGGTGCTTCAGTCACCACGTGTTCTTGAGGTTCCGCAGTTTCCTGCGGTTCCATCAATTGGGTCGTGGAGTTTACCACTTGTTCTTCATTCGCCATGATAGTCAAGCCATCCTTCCTTTGGATTTAGCCAGTAGTTAATCAGTTAGTTTAATGAAAGTCATTAGTCAAGCTTGACGCGCCAAAGGGTATCCAAATCGTCCAACAGCTCATCAAGGGCCTCCAGTTTCCCTGCCTCCATGAAATGTCTATTGGTCGAGTTTATCGCCTTTTCGGTTTGCATCGCTCTTATTGCTGTCTCCCTTCTTTCGTGTATATGCTCCACGAAATTTCTAAAATGCTCATTAGTACGCAATGCCTCGAAGGTTGCCCGCAAAGCCTCTTCGCTGATATTGCCATAACGTTTTCTTTTGAAAAATAAGTTCACTTATTCGTAGCTTTCTTCTTTGGGGCCGCTTTCTTCTTGGCGGCTGGCTTCTTGGCAGGTGACTTGCCACCCTTCCATGCCTCGTTCACGTCGGGAGTCTTGGGATCATCCGCTTTCAATTGTCCCTTGTCGTTACGCGCTCTAGTCGGAGCAGCCACAACAACTGACTCCCTCAGAACTCTCACTTGCTCTTCGGCAAAAGATATTTGATGTGACGGGATAGTACCCTTTGCCACGCTTCCCGTGTTGGAATCTATGACGCAAAATTGTCCACCTCTGTTCTCTATGACGTAACCCATTACTTAACCTTTTGTTGCACTTGTTATTACGCTCCTTGCGCCATGCCCGTTTGTCCAAATTGAGTGGGAGCTGCTCCCGTTCTGCCAATTTGAGCATTTTGAATCTGCTGCATTTGGAAGTTTCTTTGTTGGAAATAATTCTGAACACGCTC